TGTCCTGCGACAATAACACCAAAGTTTGAGTTTTGGTTAGCAGAACCTGATGTTCCCGGACCTGTTCCAACTGCAGGTAAGTTATTTGACATATAAACGTCAAAGCCATGAATCTTTCCTACAGATAGACCTGTTCTTAATCCACCTGATTCACCAAAGTCACCATTTAGAAGACGTGAATCTTCATCTTTTAAGACTTCAATAAATGTTGGATGTAAGACTAACCATCTTCCATCAGTGTCTACAAACTGTGTATCAAGCAGTCTGCCCATTCTTGCAATAATTTGCAATGGTGTAGCAGTGGCTGTTGCTTGAGAAGTTGCACCACCCATTCTTGGAGCTATTGGGATAGAGTGGTCACCTGCACTTGAAGTAGTGATGTTACCGAAACTATCTTTTCTTAGCTTCATGCTTGTCAACAATTCGTCTGAACCTGCAGTTGATACTGCTTTAGTTCCGTTAACTGTTGAGTTAGCTGAACTTGCTACAGCATTGTTAGATGCTTGTGCAAATCCTGACAAATAACCAAGTACGTCTTGGTCGTAGTTATCTTTCAGTCTGTATCCTGCTCTGTCACTTGCTAGTTGAGAGAAGTTTACATGACTGTGAGCCTCTTCAATATCATCTATCTTGAAAGCAAAGTAGTTTGCTTTGTCAATAGTCAATGTGAAGTCCTCATCATCAAGGTCTTGAGGCTGTACGTTTGCACCTCTAGCATATTCCTTGACAGTGATCTCTGGCTCTTTAATTATTTTTACGGAGTCACCCATGTTGGCAATCTCACCAAAGTAGTCTGAATTGGTGATATTTTCAACAACGGAGTTCTTCCTGAAGGCTAACTGAACCTGCTTAGAGTAAATAACTGGGGAGAAATTACCATTAGGCAGATTACCATAACCTGCTGCAGTTTTAAATGCCATTTTTATCTCCATTGAAATAAACGAATGTATGTATGAAACATACTACAGATTTCTTGTTATCGGCTAATAGTATATTGAGGTTGTGCGTCTAGTAGCTATTTAAACGCAGGCTCATACCATCAGGTAGGCTTCCAAGGTTTTTAAGGTGAGTGTGAGTGTCCTAGAACTAGGGGTCACACGTCTAGTTACATATAGTTATACTTATAAATAACTATTTGTCAACACTTTTATCTAGCAGAACCTGATACATCATATACGAAGTTTCCTGCACGGATTGACTCCATGATTATATCTGAGTTTTTCTCATATTCTTCTGCACTCATGTTCTGCACGTCAGATTCTCTTATCATGTTAGTTTTAGTGTTCGCAGTTGGAGCGTTCTTTTCAGACTTCGGATTAACTGCCATAGCAGCACTTTCAGTGTTCTTGACCTTATCTTTCTTGCCAATACCTCTGTCTGCCTTGTACAAGTCAATAGCTCTAGCGGCTGATCTTGCGTCTTCACTATTTTCGTATAGGGCATCTTGTACCCACTTTGGTTGCTCTTCTGCCCAATCATGAAAATCGTCACTCTCTCTTATGTCTGCAAAGTCTGGATGAATCTTTAGCAATTCTACTTCTGCTCTTTCTTTAGTAGCTTTTGCATTTAGTTCATCTATCTCTATTATTCTTTTTTCTAATATGTCAGATTGTTCTTTAGCTTTCTTAATAGCTATTGTTTCTACAATCTTAGCCACATCTGGGTATTCTTTTGCCCATTCTTCTATTTCTTTTTCTGTCTTTGGAAGCTTTATCTCTTTCTTAGTTGCTTTTTCTAGTTGAGATTTTAAGTCATCCAACTGCTTTTGAAACTCTCTTTCTTTTTCTTGGGAGTGTCTACGTAAGTCTCCATATCTTTTCTTGAAAGTTTTTTCTTCAGCACTCTTTGGTTCTTCTTCTTTTTCTTCTACCACTTCTTCTTTAGTTTCTTGGGTAGCTTCTTCAGTTTCACCAAGTGCTTGTTTTTTTAGTAGCTCTAACTCTTCTTCATCTTTTTTTATTCTATCTTCATGAGTAGAAGGTTTAGCCATAAATGCTGCTTTTTTTGGTGTAGCATCTACCACCATTTCTTGTGCTTGTTCAGCCATTTTACTCTCCTAGGGTTATCGTAGCCATTATTGGGGGATAAGTAGCTAGTATGTGGATTATTAACGTGAAGCTAATCCACCTCGCTTCATATACTTAGGTTTAACTTTGCCTGACGCTTTACGTCTAGTTATAAGTGATCCTTTTGCCACATCTTCTCCTCCTAATCCTGCTGAATCATCATCTGAAGGACCTGCATCATCTGACACGTCACTAAAACCACCACCATCATCATCAGGTGCATCATCATCAGGAGTATCGTCTGCTAGGTCTTTACCAATTTGACTTATATCAGTAGGTGTAGCAACTGTAGTTGTTCTGTCTTTTGTTTCTTCTTGTTCTTGCTGTTCAGTTACATAGTCACTATAGGCTGCTTTTTCTGAATCTGACAACTCATTGTATGCATCTGTTGCAGACGTGCTAACGTCAAAGCCTAAGAATGATTTATCTCTAGTTTTCTTCTCTAGTCTATCAGCTATGTCTTCACCTAACTTAGTTACTGTGTCGTAATCAACTTCTTCATTAGTAGTTTTGTCAACATATGTATTTTTGACATTATCAAAGGCTATTGTGTTTTTGTTTAATTTATCTAAATTATTTATATTTTCAACGAAATCTTTAGCAAACTGCCCTGTTACATCATTTTTTATTTTCATAAAATCTTCAAAGGAAACAGTTTTAGTTATATTGCCTTTTGACATATCTACAGTAGTGCCTTTTGGAGCTTTACCACCTATGATGCCCGGCAATGAGGCTATTCCTAATATGCCAGGAAGTTGTCCAGGAACATTATACTTTAGGTCAAATGTAGTTGCACCTGTTTGTAATCCAGGTCTGTTAGGGTCTTTGTCTCCACCTATTGATAAAGTAGCTGACGATACTTTCGCACTGCCACTATCATCTCCACTAGTATCTACAGGTTTTACTTTAGTAGTTTCTGTTTTTGTCTCTGGCTTTTTTTCTTCTGTGGGTGTCTCCTCTAAGACAAATCCTTCAGGCACGGGATATAATGGATTGTTTGTTCCCTCAACATGAGGTATCATTCTCACTTGTCCAGTCGCTTTATTTACGTATCGTTTATTTGTAGTTTTTACTTGACCTGTAGAGGACTGTGGTAACAGTGACTTAAATGTAGCTGGAGCATATGGAGTTACACCACCCGGTGTATACGTCTGACCCATAGTAGGATTATACACATTAGGATTATTCATAGTTGTAACTTGATTAGGCATAGCTGTTGGGTTACCCATAGGGTTAGGCACTACACCACCAACTTGCATTTCTAATGGGTCATCTTCCATGTCTAGATCGTCTATAGTAAATGGTATGTCATCAGGAAGTGTTGCTTCATCAGAATTACCCATCTGACCCATCTCTTCCATCTTTTGTAGTCCTGCCTTTGCTCTTTGTCTTAACTTCATCAAAAAGTCCAGACCTAGGTATCTTACAACATCTGCAGGAAAAACAAACTCACCTTCACTAAGTCTAGCTGGTATATCATCTCTTACTTCTTCTTTTGTAGATCCCGGTGGAACTTCATTACCTGATTCTTCATCTACTTCGCCACCTTCGTCCTTTAGTCCACCGTCTTCAAACATCTCCATTTGTTTTGGTATGCCACCTTTGCTTTTTTCATTTAAAGTCGCTAATGCTTCTATTTCAGGACCTGTAAGTTTATCTTTATTAAGTATATCTTCAGGAGTATATCCTCTTTTGTATAACTCATTCATGAGTTCTGTTTGTGACAAATTAGTCAGTTGTGTGTCAGCAACTTCACCTTTTGGCATTTCTGCTTGTTGGATATCTGCGTCCTTAGTTTTTTTCTCTGCCATTTACTTCATCCCTTAATAGTTTTAGTCTACGCAACATGGCTATTGAGCCTTGACAAGCGTATATGATGTGCATATCTTTTGCCTGTTCCATTGTCTTATGCTGTTGTTCTATCAGCACATCAATGTATTTATTCAGATGGTGTTGGTGACTGACCAGCGGCTTGAGATTGCTGAGTATCTGTTTGTCCACCTTGTGCTACTCCCGAAAATCCTTGTTCTCCAGGTCTAGGAGCTTGTCCTGTACCTATCGTTCCCCCACCTACACCTGTTGGGTCATTTGGATTAAGACCTGCAGGTGGTTGTTGTTGTGGCATATCCCCTCTAAATTCTTTTAGTAACTCTGCTTGTCTTGCTGCTTCATCCATGTTGTTAGTAACTTTGTCAGGGTCTAAGTCCATAGCTTTTGCTATTTCACGAATGATAAAGTTAAACTTAGCAAATGGAGCAAGTGCAGGGTTAGACGCAGTTTGTAAGAACTGCATAAGTCTTTGTGACCTAACTTCGTTAGCCATGAGACTTTCTGTTCCTCTTGCCTTGACTTCTAGATCACCTCTTATTTCAGGGTCAAAGTCAAATTGCATATTAAATCTAAATAAACCTTCGCCTAAAGGTTTTAATAAATAGTCATCTATATTTTTTATTACAGTCTTTATACTACCACTTGCAGCATTCATCAACATAGATATACCTGATGCAGTTCTACCCACACCTGTTACACCAGTTTGACCATGAGCAAATGATGGAAAGCCAGTACTCTCGTCTGCTAATACTCTTGCTTTATCAAACAACTGCATATTCTCATTTGATACGTTAGGGAACTTAGTTCCAAATATAGCTTGACCCGGAGCACCACCTTGTCTTCTGAATATCTTTCCCGGATACACAGATAGATCTTGTCCTGGCACTAGGTTTGTTTCATCTACTTCTATGAGTAAGTTGCCTGATAATACTGCGTTGTCAACAGCCATTCTCATAAAACCATTCATTAGAGTTTGTGTGTCATCCATATTCTCTGCTAGACCAACACCAAAGAATGAGTACGGATTTAATTCATATGGTGCAGCCATATAAGGTATCTTTGCTGGTTTAAATGGATTTAGCACTGCTCTTAATACTTTTCCACCACAAACCCAAATGTTAGCTTGTAATTCATCAAAGTCTTGTAGTTCTTTTGGTATATCAACATCTTGCTCTTGTAGCATAGCAGTGTCCATCATACCCCAATATTCAAAGACTTCAAATCTTTCTACATAGTTTTCTTGATTGTAGTCTGTTAGATCATCTTCCCAATACTTCTTTACGTAGTTTTCTCCATCCATGATAACGCTTTCAATAACGTTTTCTCTGAAGAATGGTCTACGTTTTAAAGAACGTAACTCTGTTCTTGACATCTTATGTCTTTCAATAACGTATTGTGCTTGATCTATATTTGTAGAGTCAGGGTCTGGATAGAAGTTCCAAACAGACACATGACTTATTTGTGGTGTTGTTTTAAATGTAGGATCATACTTTCCTTCTGCATCCCAATTAGGATACTCTTTATCTAAAGCAAAAGGTCCTTTCATAACTCCAGTTCCAAATAGAGACATCTCAAATGCAGTGCTTCTTAAATGTTTGTTAGCTCCTGATTCCTCTAGTTGGTCTGTTATTTTCTTTTCCATACTTTTTGCCGCAACCATCGCAGGACTGAACGTGATCGCTGTAGGAGTTTTACCCACACCTTCTTCAAGGCTTTTAATTTCTGACAAGTCATCTTGCAAAGGTCCAAGCCTATCAAGTAAACTCTTTTCAGTAGAACCTTTAGGGAGTTCCATGCCATCACCACTGAAACCATAAGGTGAAGTGATTGGAGAATCTCCACTAAGTTCTTGAGGTTTTTTCGGATCAAAGTTAACATCTTTTGCTACTCCTTCAGGTAATGTTGTAGGTTCTATGCTAATTGGAAACTTATTTCCTGCAAACAAAACATCAACTATTTGACCATAAGCAGCCAATGTTTTTGTTTTAGTTATCTTTATGAATACTCTAGATTTTTCTGCTTCAGTAAACTGAACATCAGGACCATAGATTCCTCTGTAGTTTCTGTAAGCTCTTGTCCATCTAAGTTCATCTTCATATCTATAGTCTTCAGATTTTTTAAACTTAGCCATTACATAGTCTGCTAATTGAGAAGCCGAAGAATCATCTTCTGTATCGCTTTCCTTTATATCATTTAAAGCTATTGCTTCTTCTTCTTCTAGTAAAATATCTTCTTCTGCCATATTAATATCCAAATGTTGCGTCTGCTACAGGCATACTACTTTTTGGTCTGCCTATAGGGTCATAGTCAAATATACTAAATCTAGGTCTTGACATAATGCCATATCTTAGTGCGTCATAAATATGGTCTTCTGCTCTAGTATCCACATCTTCAGGATTCTTTTTGTCTAGAGGTATAGCTGGTAGCTGTGCTATGCTATTCATACACGTATTAAAAAACACCATTCTAGGTTGTTCTGTAAACTCATCTATCTGTAGTCTTCTATGTATCTCGTTTTTACCTGATACTCTACTACCTTTACTTCTATCAGATGGTCTAAACCTACAACCTCTTTGTATCATTTGTTCTGCAAGAGATGGACCAGTATCGCCACGTTTATGCCAAAGGCTACTATCCAACACACCATACTTAATATTTCCATCTTCAGACTCTAAATCTAGTATCATATCTGCCAAATCTGTGGCAAGGACTTTGCTAACATACAACTCTCTATATACAATAAGTTGCTCGTCTGGAGAAACAGCAAACCACAGCACAGCACTATAAGAACCATAACCATAGTCACAAGCACGAAATTTAACCCAATTTCTTGGAATGTCAAAAGGCTCAATAACGTGAGTATCCCTACTAAACTCAGTGAAAGCAGCACCTTCTTTAATATCCCAATCACCCTCAAGCAACTGTTTACGTTGGTGTTCAGGGAGGGATAGAAGCATCGCTTCGTAGTCTCCTTGATTTGAGAGATATGGGTTGTCAGATAATCTAGCAGGTATGAATCTTCTTTTGAAAAGTGCTTCGCCTGCTTTACTATGCCCATTAGGATATTTAAGAACTTGTCCTGTCTCAATGTTTGTGGCATCAAATGCTCTTCCATAAGGTGCTGGGTCAATGAACATCTTCTTAACCCATTGATGACCCGGACCTCCTGGGTTAGTTGTCGCTCTCATGTACACTGGTAAATCAGCGGCAGTAGAACGTAATCTTGACCTCATGTAGTTCCAAGCAAATGGTGTTGCCCACTGTGTTAATTCGTCAAAGCCTATCCAACTAAAAGCTAAACCTTGATATCTTAATACATCATCATCTCGGTCTAGGTAGGACATCCACAGTCTTGCACCTGATGGAGCTACCCATTGCATCTTTCTCTCTGACCACTTTATACCCTTGTATATTTGAGGATATAATTCTCTTGACTTCCAAACTAATTCTCTTAGTTCTTCTGTCGTGTGTCTTAGTAACAATCCACTAAACTGTGGATGATTCATATAACGTAGTGGATCGGCTAACATGGCATATGATTTACCACCACCTGCTGAACCACCATATAGAACTTCTCTTTCGGGTGATGCCAAGAACTCTGTTTGAGGACCTTCGTTAGGTCTAAAAACTATATTGTGTTCTTCTTGTGGTACAGCCTCTATATCTTCAACGATACTAGGCTTTTGCACCCGTTCTTTCTTCTTCGTAGGCTTTCGCTTTTTGTATTGCCTTTTCTGCCCA